TTTGCCATATCACTCTCCATGCCACACAAAGTAGTCCTGCAGCACGCTGTACGTCGAGGCCTCGGCATCCAGCGCCACATCGTCCGTATCGATCTCGTTCTGGAAGATGATCCCGTCGATGCGCACACTGCCTACCGTGCCGCTGTACCCATCCAACGTATTCCGCACCGCGTCAGCCAACTGCCGCGACTGGCCATAGCTGCCCGCCACGCACCGCACCTGAAAGCGCGGCCGCGCCAAGCCGCTTGGGCCGTCGTGGCTGTGCTGGCGCACGCTGCTGATTCGCTGGTACAGCACGAACGGTTTGACCGCCGTCTGCAGCGCCCGCAGCGGATAAATCCGCTGGCCAGCCAACGCCGTCACCGCACTGCTGGCCTGCAGGATCGTCACCAGGCTTTCGTCGATGCTGCTCATTCGGTCAGACTCTCCACGGCGCCGCGCCAGCGGTTGCCCATCGCCTGCTGCGCAGCCGCCTCGTTGCCATCGATAGCCGGTCGTAAAAACGGCGCTGCGCCCACGCCGGCCACGAAGCGCGCCACGATCACACCGTCACCGCCCGGCCACACCATGAAGCGCCGCCGCGCTGGGCCATGACCAGACGTGCCCGTCTCGAAGAAGCGATAGTACCAGTGGCCGCGATCCGGCCCCACGCTTACTTCGACGCGCTTGGCTGTGCGCTCCGTCGTCTCCGTTTCCACGAAAGGGCCCGGCGCCGCCGGCCTGGCCGCATCACGCACCAGTTCAGCCGCTGCCTGCACGGCTGGCTCCAGCACATCCTGCACCCGGATGCCCATCTCTCGCAGCTTGTTTAGCAGCTCCTCAGAGCCTTGCAGCCGAACACGCATCTCAGTCATGCTGCACCCTCGACCACATCCACGCACATCAGGTGCATTTCCCAGCGCCGTTCGTCCGGCTGCACATCCGCGATGTCATAGCTCCGGCCATTCCAGACGACGCGCCAGCTCGGCCGCACATCGGCCCGGTAGCGCACCCGGAAGCGGAAGAGCGTCTCGGCCTGAGTCTGCTTTGCCAGTTGGTACTCGCGGCCCTGCAACGGCTCCGCGCTGCCCCACACCGTGGCCACCGTCGACCACGTCGTAATGACCTCGCCAAATCCGTTCCGAGCCTCCACCGGCACTTTTAGCGTCAGCCTGTTCCGCAACCTGCCAGCTCTCATTACCGCCAACTCCGTCCGACCTGATCCGAACCATCCAACTCCGTCCGACCCGTGCTCACACCTCTCTCCGCCACGGTTTGAAGAGCGCGTTCACAGCAAACGGCAGTTCTTTAGGAACAGCGCCGCTCGTCAGCGCCAGCTCCCGATTCTCGTACCAATGCCCGACCAGCAGCAACACCGCCTGCCGCAACGCCTTCGGAGGAGACAACACGCCGACGCCATAACCTGCCGTGAACTCGATCTGCAAGCCGTTCAGCGGCGCCAGCGTTGCGCTCGGCCAGCCATGACGCATGTGCAGCCGGCCCGGCTCGCTGTGCGTGTCCGCCAGGTATTCGGAGGAGGAGATTGTCGTCACCACGCCATTTTCAGACGTGTAGCGCACGGCGTCCACGCTCAGCAGCGGATATGGTCGTAGCTCGATGGTATCGCTCGCCGGCCATGCATCCGTCACATACAGCCACCTTTGTTCGGTCATCGCCACCCGCGGCCGGCTGATCCGCTCCAGATGCTCCCGCGCCGTCGAGATCAGCGACGCCACCAGCGCGTCATCGTCATCCACATCGATGCGGCAATGCAGCTTAGCCTCAGCCAGCGTCACCGGCTCAACCACCGGCGGCTCCAAACAAATCAGCGCCATAGCACCCTCACTTGAGCAACTCCTTGCTCACCCAGCCCAGCACCGCCACCGGCGTCCAGCCGCCGTCGTCCACGCCCAGCCGCACAATCCGCACGCCGGTTTTCAGCGTGGCGACCACTGGCATGTTAGCCGCTGGCCCGCTGCGCCCGTCGTCGTCTGCGCCGCGTCCATCTCCGGCCGCCAGCCCGTGGCATCCTCCACCGCCTGGAGGATCGTCATCTCGCCGATCTGCAACGTCGCCATCAGCCCTTGCCCGCCACGCGGTCCAGCACCTTGCGCACCATGCGCAGGTCGTCGTCGATGCGCAGGCTGCGCAACTGCGGACCGAACACCGCGAGCGTCACGTCGATGTTGATCACCAGCGCCCGCACGCTCTCCAGCGCCAGCCCGCGCAACACATTGTCGACGATGCCCGTCGTCTCCATGTCACCCATCTCATCCATGTTACACCTGTCCTGGGCCAACGGCCCGCTCAGCCTCAGTTTTCACCGGCCTGGCCAGCCCGCGCTCGATCAGATCGACCGCGATTTCGTCCGGTACATCGTCTACCACCTGCCCGGCCTGCAACATTCGACCCTTTGACGGGCTGTACTTCGTCAGCATCATCACCTTCACTATCGCCACCTCCGATCCGTTCCACCGACCCTACTGGCCCTGGCCAGGCTAGGCGCCGTGTGGGTTGAGTAGGCTGCCGCAGCCGTATCGAAACCCACGCCGCGCACCTGGAGAGACCCCAGCGTTCACCTGGCCAGAGCCGTTACTGTTTCCGCTCCTGGCGGATCAGCTCACGCCGTCCCGCTCGCCGGGCTGACATGCAACTCGCCCGTTACGTTCGAGGTTGGACGGTTTTTCGCGCCCCATTTCACGGCGATGCAAAACGTGATCTTGCCGGTGGTTACGTTTGGCACGGTGATCACGGGCCGCACATAGCGTTTGATCGGATTAACGATCTCCAGGATCGCCACGCCGTCCGTACTCGGGCTGGCCACCGTGGCAAACGTCACCGCGCTGCCCACGATGTCCGCCGCCGTGCCAAACCCAGCAGCGTCATCATGCTGCGCTTTGACGCTCCAGGTCGCAAAATCCTCACCGCCTGCCGCGCCCACAATAAACGCCACCCCGGTGAAGTTCTGCATGTCCACACCCGCGCCCGTCAGCGCTTCGTTGTCGGCCGCTTTGTACACCTGCACCGACACCACCGTATCCTGCAAAATGCTTTTCATCTCACACCTCATCTCTGGGGGATGGGCCTCACCAGCAGACCCATCCCAAACTGTCAACTCGTCCGGCGCCGATCAGGCGACCGCATCCAGCATCGCCGCAAACGATGCAGTGTTGCGCACCGCAATGTCCACGTCCTGCAGCGCCACCACACGCACCGTGCCGCTGGTCCCGCCAGTGTACGGATCAACCAGGATATCCAGGCCGCCCCACATGCCGATCACCAGGTCTGCCCAGTTGCCGAAGAAGATCGCGCTCAGGTTCGAGCCGTTGCCCTTGGCGATGTTTCCCTTCACCTGGTTGGTCACATAGAACGGATAGCCGTTCACCGGCGTGTTGCCCGCGGTCGGCTCCCAGATCATGATGTCGCCGTAGGTCGCTGTACGCGGCGTGCTCTTCAGCTTGCCGCGCATCTTGGCGTTGCTCATGTAGGCCAGCCGGCCCACATCCGCGTTGCCCACGGCCACATCCGTCTCCAGCTCGATGATGTGCGCCCACGTTGGCGCCGCGCCGTCGTTGCCGCCCACCACCGTCGCGCCTACCGCCGTCTCCAGGCCGGTCGGCTGGTTCGCCGAGCCGCTGCCGTGCAGGGATGCATAGTCGACGGCCAGGGCTAACACCTGGGTCAGGTCGTTGCGCACGAATATTTCGACATCGACGCTCGACTGCTTCAGCAGCTTGCGGCTGATGTCAGTGAACGCGCCCACCGTCTTCGGCGCCAGTCCCACCTGCCCCAGCGTTTGCTGGCTCTCCGTCGGAGCCCCGCTCTCGCCCAGCCAGTAGGCCGTGGCCGCGGCCGTCTGCTTCGGGATCGCCACGTCGCCGACCAGGCCGGCCAGCACCGTCGCGCCTGCCTGGCGCACCATCATCCGGTTGCGTAGCAGGTCGATAAAGCTGTTGGCCAGCAAATCTGTGTCGACCATGTAGCCGCCCGCGCTCGGCGTGCCCTTCACCAGGTCGCGCTGCTCAGCCGCAAGCACATCCTGCGGCACAAAGAAGCCCTGTGGCGCCCGGTTCAGCCGCTGCGCCATGCGTTCGCTGATCTCCTGCTCGAACTCAGCGCCGCGCCATGAGCCGTTGGCCCGCGCGTTGATCGCACGCACGATGCTGTAGCGGCGCAACTCATCGCGCGTCATGCCGATCTGCCCATCGGGCACGACCTGCCGCTCGCCGCCCCGCTGGGCCGCCTGCTCCAGGTTCTCCAACCTCTGGCCGCGCTCGATCCGGCCGTTGATCGTCTCAACCTCGGCCATGATCTCGTTGTACCGGGTCAACTCTTGCTCGGACAGGTCCCGGCTCGCCTGTTCCGCCCCGTCGTTCAGTTTCCGCGCCTCGGCCAGCAGCTCGTTCCGCCGGCTCATCAGTTCTCGCATACTCATTGGTTCACCTCATTGTTTCATCATGTGGGCGCCTTGCATACCGCAGGCGTCCTCCAACTCCAACCGTCGCCGCCGAGCCGCCTGGCGCGCCCGCGCCTGCTGCTCGCCAGCATCATCCATTCCAAGCCGCGCCAACTGCGCCCGCATAGCCGCGGCCTGGTCTCGCACTTGGGTCGATGTCTGCGGATAGGCCGGAAACGTGACAGGAGACACCTCCAGTAACGTTCCCTTTTTCACCCGCCGCACCACTATGTCGTTG